TCCTTCCAGCTGGCCGTGCCGAGCGCCTTGTTCTCCCAGAGCGCGGGATAGTCCATCGCGACGGGACCCGAGACGAGGCAGCCGTCGATATGTCCCTTGAAGCGCCCACCGAGAGCTTCGAAGCCGAACTGGCGACCATCGGGGCGCTCGGTCCGTAGGTCGAACCCGGCGATCCGGAACCAGCCCGCGACGATGTCCTCGGCCCGGTGGCCCGCCTCGAAGATGCGCAGCGTGCGCGGCGCGAACTCCTGGCCCTCGTCCTTCGGCACCGCGAGGAAGTCGTACTGGATCTGGCGCAGGCAGTCGCGGCCGAGACCCGAGGAACTGACATAGGTGCGCGGACGCTCGGCGCGGTGGCGTGCGGACAGCGCCGTGTCGATGGCGGCGGACACGGCCTCCGCGATGGGCGGTCGTGGCGCGTCGGCGCCGTAGAGGAAGCCCGAGCCATGGTTGAGGTTGATCATCGCTCGCGCTCCCAGAACCCGCCGGCCTGCGCGATGCAGGTCAGCTTGTGGAACTGCGCGTCCGTCAGCCGGGCGCTGTCGCCGAACCGCGCCAGCTTCTCGCGGAGGCTGTCGCAGAACTCGATCTCGAACTCGGTGACGGCGTTCTCGGTGGCCGCCTCGAGCAGAGGTTTCCAGCTGCAGGACGCGGTGTCGTCGTTCAGGTCGATCATCGCCGCGCTCCTAAAATGGGATCGGGTCGTCGAGAGCCGTGCCGGTGCGCTCCTTGCGCGCGGCCTGGTCCTGCATGCTGTCGATGTAGCCGGTGACCGCCGCCTCGATGAGGCGGTCGATGTCCTCGGCGCTGCGGTGAAAGAAGGGCTCCATGAGCCCGAGGTCGGTGAGCGCTTCGGCGAAGAGCGTCCGCGCCTCGCGGATCGCACGGGCCTCGCGCGCGGTCTTGTCGATCATGCCGTTGTTCCTTTGGGCGATGGCGCTGCCCACGTCCTGACAGCGGCGCGAGCAGAAGCGGTGGTAGGGGTGGCGATCCCAGCGGAGGCCGTGGCAGTAGCCGAAGCCGCGCGCCTCGCGGGCGCAGACGGCGCAGAGCGCTACCCGAGCAAGAAGGTCGCGATCGGGTCCTCGGGCGGCCAGCCCGCCCTCTGGAGCTTTTCTGACTGGAGCACGATCCAGCGCGAGATCGCGTTGCTGGCCATGGCTTCGAGGTCGGCGAGGCTGAGGCTTGCGATGGGGGCGTGCAGTTTTCCTCGGGCCTCGAGCCATCGTCCGATCTCCAGCGCCGCCTCGCGCGTCACATGCGCCTGCCATTCATCCGGGGTCATCGGCCCGGCAAAATCGCGCCGGGCCTCGGGCAGCGGCGAAGGCCGACCGGACCTCCCCCGCCGTGCTGCCGACCGCGCCTCACCCATTGAGCCAGGCGGGCATGCCGGTCGCCGGCGCTCCGCCCGGCGCGGACGGCGGGGATGCGGGCGATTGCTGCGCTGGCGGCTGCTGCGTGGGCTGCTGCGGCGCGGGCGGCTGCGCGCCCCAGGCCGGAGCCGCCGCCGGGGCTTGCGGTTGCGCACCCCATGCCGGCGTTGGCGCCTGCCATCCCGGCGCCGGCGCGCTCGCGGCTTTCCGCGGCGGCGCGTTGACGGGCTCCGGGGGCACGGTTTCGCCGCGCATGATCGGGCCGTGCTGCGGCTCGTCGGGCAGAACGACATTCGCGATCCGGTTCTGGTCGCGGTATTGGGGGTTGGAGGCGGGCTCCACCATGATCCGCGCGGCGAAGACGATGCCGTCGAGGTGCTTGAGCCCGGGCAGCACCCGCTTGGCCTTGGCATCGGGGCTCTCGTCTCTGGGATCGAGCCCGAGAGCGCTGTCGACCATCGCGCGAAAGGTGGACTTGGAGATCTTCCAGCCGATCGACTGGCCCTTCTCGTCGACCTTGCCGCCCGCCACGGTGAAGCTCTGCCAGAACTTCCGCCGGGCATGCGGCCCCTCGAGGATGGTGAACTCACAGTCCAGCATCTTCGCGTCGCTCGACTGCGAGGCTTTCAGGAGCTTGGCGTCCATCGGCGTGGCGCCGTCGACGCCGCCAGGGCGCACGGTCAGGCGGACCTTGGCGAAGGTGCCGTCGGGGATCAGCTCGCCGATGGGGGCCATCTGCGGCTGGGCGTCGTTGAGATCGTAGCTCATGGATCTGTCCTTTACGTCTGGATCAGGAAGGGGTGGCGGGGTGAGCGGGCGCGCGGCCGTCGATCTTCGCGATCAGCGCGCCGAGGTCGGGCGCCTCGGTCACATCGAGGCGGCCGGAGCGATCCTTGGCGGGAAGGCCCCAGGGGTTGCCGGAGCGGCAGACGAGGCGGCGCTCGGCGGAGGTCTCGTCGAGGGTCCACTCGCCCTTTGCGTCGCGGCCGAAGAGCTGCATCGAGACCACCTGGTCGACGATTCCCGGCAATTCGCGGCCGGCCTTCGTGCCCTCCATCTGCGGCTGCCAGGTCGTCGCGCCGAACTCGTCGGTGACCTTCTCGAGCACGCCGACGAAGATCACCGTCTTGCCCCGGGCGTGCTGCAGGTGCTTGAGCGCCTGGATCACCTCACGGCCGAGCAGCCCATAGGCGCCGCGGACATCGGGCTTGCCGGTCCGCTCGGAGAAGGCCTCGGGCTGCTGGCGGGCATAGGCCATGGCCTGCCGCGTGAGGTCGGTGATCGAGTCGACGAAGACGATCCGCTTCCGGGCAAGGAAGTCCTCGATGCCGGTGCCGAGATACTGCTGCTGCAGCCAGGCGTGATACTCGGCGCCGTACCAGGACTTCGGATGCTGGGCCGGATCGTGCCCGCCGATCAGCACGGCGAGGTCGCGGAAATCGGTGAAGCTGCGCACCGGGATCGAGTCCCCGCGCCAGTCCTGCACCGATTTCATCCCGGCCTCGAGGTCGAGGCAGACGGTCTCCTCGGCGGGCAGCGTCTTCAGGAGCGTCGTCTTGCCGACGCCGGGCGGGCCGAAGATGGCGAGCGAGGTCTTGTTCTCGGCGGCCGAGAGCCGTTCGTCGGCGGTGATGATGCGGAAGGCCATGGAGTTCTCCGGGAGTTACGTTCAGGGTGCGCGGCGGCGGGGGTGACCGGGTGCCGAAGGGGAACCTGCCCGGCGTTGCCGACCGGGCGTCCCGCCGCCGCGCGTCACCGGTCTCGAGACTCGAGCCGGAAGACAGGTTTGCCGGTGGTCTCGCTGCGCGCGTCCGCGAAGCCCTCGCGCATCGCCGCGGGCCAGGCGCCGAAGCGCCGCTCGGGCACGCGGTAGGCGATCTCGAGATACTCGGTCGGATCGTCGCCGGCGGCGCGGATGCACTCGGCCATCGCGGCGAGGCGGTCTTGATCCCAAGAGACCTTCTTCGGCAGGTCGGCGACGATGACGACGCCCTCGTCCTCGACCCGCACGGTGCCGCTGGTCTTGCCCTGCGCGGCCCGCTCGGCCGCGGCGGCGGCCTCGTAGCGCTGCGCTATGCCGGCCTCGAGCCGGTCCCGCAGCCGCTTCACGCGGGCGGTCTCGGCGAGCGCCGTGGTCTGCAAATCCAGCAGCATCTCGGGCGGCAGCGCCGCGATGTCGCCGAGGGCGAGCCCTTCTAGGTCGTCGAAACGGGGTGCATTGTCTGGGTGCGGCATGGCGGGGTCTCCGTTGGAAGGGAATGGCAGGGCCATCACGCGGCCTCGGCGTCTTCGAGGAGGCGGGCGAGCGGCACCGGCGTGCGACGCGGCCTGGTTCGGGCGATGGCGAGATAGGCGAAGCGGTCCGGACCGAGCCGCACCTGGACGAGGTGGACGAGGCCGGCCTCGAAGGCCCGGTGCGCGGCGCCCGCCAGCGCAGCCAGCCTGCGGCGGTCCGGTTCCGGCAGCGTCGAGATCACGGCCGTCGTGTCGATCCCGAGGAACCCGCGGTGGTATTCCAGCCGGTCGCCGGGCATCGCCTGGCCGATCCAGGCGCAGAACTCGATGTCGGTCAGCGGCCGGGGCCGCGACGGGGTGAAAGCGGTGGGGGGCATGACGAGCATCTCCATGTCCTCCCTCTACTCACGCGGCTCGCGAGGCGTCCCACCGCCCCCCGAGCCCGCGCATGGCAAGTTCGAGCCGGAGGCGTGCGAGGCGGCGGTAGAGGGCGGAGCGGGAGATGCCGTCGCGCCCGATCAGGTCGGCGACGGCGCAGGTACCGAGTGCCGCACAGAGCCCGCGGACATCCTCGGGCAGGTCGGCAAGCGCCCGAGCGAGATCGTGGCGGGTCTCGACGTCCGCCGCGGCGCAACGATCCTGGCCATGCCAGGCGGCCAGACCGTCAGCCTCCGCCAGCAGGCAGCCCAGCGGCTCGGCGCTGCCGGCGACGGGCGCGTCGAGCGACAGCACCCTGCCGCCCTGCGCCCGGCGCCGGCGATGGTGCCGGATCGCGATGCGCGAGCACTGGTTGCGGAGAACCAGACCTGCGAAAGCGCCGATGCTCCCTCGGCGCTTGTCGAAGCCCGGCAACCGGCAGATCACATCGACCAGAAGATCCTGGCGAAGATCGTCTAGATCGGCGGCCGGGAGCGCCAGCTTGCGGTGCAGACGCCGCGCCGCGAGGTCGGCCTCGTCGATCAGCGTGGCAAGGTCGGAGGGGGAAAGCGGGGGATACATCGGTCAAAGCCTCGGAACATCGTTTCTGATGCTCCGAGACTGCCGGCCTCCGCCGGGCCGCCGGTGTGATTGGCGTGTGTTTGATGTGTGCCGGGTGTGTGACCGACGGCACTCAGTCCTCTATGGCGACCTCTGACGGCGCGAGGCCAAGGCGGTATCCGCGCGACCGGACGGTCTCCACGAGCGTTTCAACCGACTCTTCCGTGAGCCCGCAGTTGACGAGGGCCCTGCGCAGGTCCCGGACGATCTCTCGCGGTGTTCGCTGAAACTGCGCCTCGATCTCCTGCGCCTTGAGCACGGGGTCGCGCTGCACCGACCGTTCGACAAGCATTCTGAAGAGAGCGAACATCTGCGGGGGAAGATCGAGGCGGCGACCGTCCAGCACCGCGAACTGCCCTTGGCGATGCAGGACGAGCCTTACACCGCCGGTCGGTATGCGCCCGTCGTCGAGGATCAGGCGGTCGACGCCCTCCGGATCCGCCTTGATCACGTCGGCAAGCGCCCGGGCCTCGATCCCGGCCTCGCGTAGCCGCAGCACCAGTGCCGGCTCCGGCTCCTTGGCGATGACCGTCAGCGGCCGCGGCGCAGCCGCGGATTTCAGCGCGAGGATTGCGCCCGGCGCCTCCAACCGGTCCGCGTCGTCGCACAGCATGAACACCCGACCGGCAGGCCCGGAGCCGATCGTCCAGACCCCATGCACGACCGCCGAGACCGCGCCGGCGAGACCTCCGCTCGCGCCGATCTGCACTGCAAGCCGGTTGGCATCGACGCCGAACCGCATCAGGTCGCCATCATCGAGCACAACGTCCTCTGCCGCATCGTGCGGACAGCATGCGCGCAGTTCGTCGCCGATCTGCCGGATCGGGCGAACATCGAGACCGCAGTCGCAATGCGCGCAGACCGACCAGCTGTCCGCCTTCGGATGTTCGATCAGCACACGCGCCCGCAGCAGGCGTTCGACCTCGCGCTCCGGAAACCGGCGCAGCGCCCGGCCCGAGATCGAGACCTCCGGGCCGCCGTCACTCAGCCGCGTCCACAACAATGCCAGCATCGCGGTCCTTCTCCAGCCCGTGCCGCGCGATCAGCGTGTGGACCGCCTTCTCGAACCGCGTCCTGCGGAAAGCGAGCGTGCCCGGCGGCTTCAGCTTCACGGTGACCTGCGCAGGCCTCTTGCCCTCGGACTTGAAGAAGACGCGGAACGAGATCTCGCCGAGCCGCCAGCCCTTGCCGAACTGCACTTCGCTGCCCTTGAAGTGTCGGAGCGCGCCGGTTGCATCCTTCGATTCCCAGGTCCGGACGTACCGCCATTTCGCCTCGTCCTCGTCCCACTCGAAATGGTCGGCGGCGGCGGCCACGATCCGCACGTCGAGGATGCGGTCGTCGTAGCGATGATCGAAAGCGAAGTCGGGGCCGGCCTCGCTGATCGGATCGAGGGTATAGAGATCGCGGGCATCCTTGCCCGAGAAGAAGCCGGGACGGCCAAGGACGTGCTTGGCAAAGATCTCGGCGAGATCCGCCTGCTGGGCCTTCACGACCCCGCCGATGAACAACCGCGCCTCTGCCGGCGAGTAGCGCAGCGTGGCGTATTTCACGGCGCGCAGTGGGATGATCTTTTCCTTGTCGCCGTCCACCACGGGTGTCGTCGCGACCGGGGCGCCGTGGCTGACGACGAGGTTGATCTCGCCGTCCTCCTCGTAGGGCCCGAGGCGGCAATACTCGCCCTGAAGATCGCGGGCGAAAAGCTTCATCGCCGCAACCTTGAAGGCGTCGATGATCTCCGGCGTCAGGTCGGCGCTGACGTCGCGCTCCGGCCCTCGGAACTCGGCCAGTGCTGTCGGGGTCCGCAGGGCATGGAAGTCGGCCGCCGCCTCGAAGACGCTCTTGTGATGCAGGTAGGTGTGCAGCGCGACATGCTTCGGGTCGTGTCTGGCTGGCGCAGACTCCTTCCCGTCCGGCTCGGGATCGGGATAGAGCACAACGCCCTGCCGCCGCGCCTCGTTCAGGATGATCTGCATGCCCTCGTTGCTTCCGAGGTCTGCCACCCGGTGGAGATCGGCCACCATGCCCTCGTTCCAGGCGGTGACGGCCGCCTCGAAATGCTTCGCGAGCGCAGATCGGACATCTGAATCATCGCCATCGAAATCGATTGGCACGTCCTTCGGCTCGAAGTGCCGTGCGAAGAGTTCCTTGATGAGGCCAAGTTCGATGGTCTTCAGGAATTTTGGATTGACGAATTTCTTGAGGTCTGAACCCATTTTTTCACCTCGCTAATGCCGGACATGTTCTGATTATGTTCTACCCGACCAGACAACCGGGAGTCGAGTCCGAGGCGGCTCTACCCGCGCCTTTCCGGACTCCGTGGGACGGTTCGCGAATGCGATGAGTAGGAGAAGGGCGAGACATCACGGACCCGCCCTTCATGAAACGCCCCAATCCCCTGCCGCCCGACCGGATGACCCCTGCCGAACGCCGCACCGAGTTGTGCGGCCTGCTGGCGCTCGGGCTCGTCCGGCTTCGGCAGCGCGAGCGGGGTGAACCTTCTGACGGTACTGGAGAAATTCGCCTACACTCTCCGGCCGACCGATGCCGTCATGCAACTCCAACTCAACGGAGAACCGCATGACCGAGCACGACCCCATCCCCGCGCGCCTCGCCGCGCTGAAGACCGCCTCGACGCCGGAACTGAAGGCACAGTGGCGCGACCTGTTCGACAGCGAGCCGCCACCGTTCAACCGCCGCTACCTGGAGAGCCGGCTCGCCTACCGCATCCAGGAACTCGCCTATGGCGGGCTGAAGCCCGAGACGGTCCGGCGGCTGGAACGGCTGGGCGAGGAACTCGACGGCGGCGATCGCAAGAAGAGCCGCGTCCGCGCCGACACCATGCCCATCGCCGGCACGCGGCTGATCCGCGAGTGGCAGGGCGTCGAACACGTCGTCACCGTCACCACGAACGGCTTCGAATGGCGGGGTCGGCCCTACAAGTCGCTCTCGGCCATCGCCCGTGCCATCACCGGCACACGCTGGAACGGGTGGGTGTTCTTCGGGCTGAAGAACCGGAGAGCGCGGACATGACAAAGACACCTGCGAAATCAGGAATGATCCGGAAGCAGCGCTGCGCGATCTACACGCGCAAGTCGTCCGAGGAAGGGCTGGAGCAGGAGTTCAACAGCCTCCACGCCCAGCGCGAGGCCTGCGAAGCGTACATCGCCAGCCAGCGCTCCGAGGGCTGGGTGCCGGTCCGCGATCAGTATGATGATGGCGGCATCTCGGGCGGCACGCTGGAACGGCCCGGCCTGAAGCGGCTGCTGGAGGACATCGAGGACGGGCTGATCGACGTGGTCGTGGTCTACAAGATCGACCGCCTCAGCCGGTCGCTCGCAGACTTCGCGAAGCTGGTCGAGGTGTTCGACCGGAACGGCGTGACCTTCGTCTCGGTGACGCAGTCGTTCAACACGACCACCAGCATGGGCCGGCTGACGCTGAACATCCTGCTCAGCTTCGCCCAGTTCGAGCGGGAGGTCACCGCCGAGCGCATCCGCGACAAGGTCGCGGCCTCTCGGCGCAAGGGCATGTGGATGGGCGGGGTGCCGCCCTACGGCTACCGCGTCGAGAACCGAAAGCTGGTGATCGACGAGGACGCCGAGCATGTCCGCTGGATCTTCGGTCGATTCCTCGAGATTGGCTCGGGGACGGAACTGGCGCGGGAGGTCGCGAAGCGCGGTATCCGCACGCCACGGGGCAATCGGATCGACAAGAAGTACCTGTATCGAATGCTGAACAACCGCGCATATATCGGCGAAGCGGTCCACAAGGGCGAGAGCTACCCCGGCGAGCACGACGCCATCATCGACCGCGAGACGTGGGACCGCGTCCACGCCATCCTGCAGGAGAGCCCCCGGAAGCGCGCCGCCCGCACACGCGCCGACACGCCCGCGCTGCTGAAGGGGCTGCTGTTCGGTCCCGATGGCACCGCGTTCTCACCGACGCACACGCGCAAGGGCGACCGGCTGTACCGCTACTATGTCAGCCAGACAGTACTGAAACACGGCGCCGGATCATGCCCGGTGGGCCGCGTGTCCGCAGGCGAGATCGAGGCTGCCGTCATCGACCAGCTTCGCGCCGTGTTCCGCCAGCCCGAGATCGTGGCGGGGACATGGAAGGCCGCGCGCTCCCACGCGGACAACATCGCCGAAGCCGACGCCCGCGCGGCCCTGCAGCAGCTAGACCCGCTGTGGGACGAACTCTTCCCCGCAGAGCAGGCCCGCATCGTGGCGCTTCTGGTTGAACGGGTGGAGATAGGCACGGACGGGCTGAACGTCCGGCTCCGCGTCGACGGGCTCGGCAGCCTCGCGCGCGAGATGCTGACCGGCGGCATCGAGGCCGCAGCATGACACGCGGCGCACCCATCCCCGACACCGTGACGCTCCACGTCCCGTTCCGGATCGTGAAGCGTGGCGGGAAGAAGGAGATGCAGTTGCCCGAGGGCGCCACGCAATCGCAGCGGACTGACAGCACGCTGGTCAAGGCGCTGGCCCGCGCGTTCCGATGGAAGCGCATGCTGGGGTCAGGCGAGTTCGCCACCATCGCCGAACTGGCCGAACGCGAGGGGATCGCGCCCTCATACATGACCCGCGTCCTGCGCCTGACACTGCTCGCGCCCGATATCGTCGAGGCGATCCTG